GTGGCAGAGCTGGGCTACATGAGCAAACGATTTGCCCTGAAGAGATTCTTGGGTCTGACCGAAGAAGAAATGGCACTGAACTCGCAACTATGGGCGGAAGAGAACAACGTGGCACAGAAGAAACAGACCAAAGCCACTCAGATGAGGACGGCAGGAGTGTCCCAGTCTGATATCACATCCGATCTGGATCAGTTCGAGGAGCCAACGGCGGAACCCGAAGCACCAGCACCGGGACAGCCGGGCACCACACCTCCGGGCGGAACTCCGGGACAGGGCGGAAGGAATACTTTATAAATATCATTATGAAACTGATGGAATTCTTTCGATACGGTGAGGACGGCTTTGAACAGCAGAAGAACTACAATGCCGAGGACGACATATCCATATTGGACGACGGTGATACCAGGAAAACTCGCCTGACACTCAAAGACATCAACAAGATGCGTCTCGCTTCCGAACAGCACGATGCAGAGCAGAAACAAGAAGCGGCCTTCGTGCAGAAAATGTACGGCCAATCTGCCGCTGAAAACGATTTAAAACTGTAATATATAAAGTAATGACACAAGTTGCATTTGTACTGGGCAACGGTGAATCACGCCGTGGCATCAAGATCGCCGATCTAAAACCACACGGCAAGGTCTGGGCCTGTAATGGAGTATACAGGACCGAAGAACCCGACGTGCTGATCGCCGTGGATCCCAAAATGATCCTGGAGATAGCAGAGACCGAATATCCAGTAACCCACGAGGTATGGTCCAACTACAATCATCAGTACGACAAGGTGGAACGAGCCAAGAATCACATACAGTTCTTCAGGCCCTCCCTGGGCTGGAGCTCCGGTCCCACGGCACTGAAGCATGCCTGCGATCAGGGATTCAAACAGATCTACATACTGGGATTTGACTATCAGGGGCATCTCAAGCCCGGCACACGTGACAGATTCTCATTCAATAATGTGTTCAAGGGCACCCGCAACTACAAACCAGTGGAAGCAGAAGCCACGTTCTACGGCAACTGGATGAATCAGACCAAGAAATGCCTGATCGACTACCCAGACGTGCAGTTCACTAGGGTGATCGCCCGCACGGGCTTTAGACCGCACGATCTCAACTTCGCGCCCAACTATAAAACCCTAGATATTGAAGATTTTTTGAAACTATATAACTTACAGATCCAGATATAGTCAAAAAGTGCCGTTTTGGCCGCTTTTGAACCGGGTTTTCGCACCTGCATAGTAAATACCTACACTTATAAGTACAAATCTTACGTAAACAAGGAGCACGTGTAATGTCAAATAAATTTGAACAATTATTAGAGCTGTTAATCAACGAAGAAAACGACAAAGCGGAACAGTTATTCCACGAGATCGTTGTAGAGAAGTCTAGAGACATCTACGAAGGATTAGCAGAGACAACTGAAGAAACAGTTGAAGAAACTAAAGAAGAAGCCAAAGTTGAAGAAACTACTGAAGAAAAAGTAGAAGAAGCAACCAAGGAAGAGTCCAAAGAAGAAGAAACAGTTGGCGAGGACGTTGAAATCGCTGACGAATCCAAAGACGAAACTGTCGAAGAAGAGTCTATCGAAGAAGTAGGCGGAGATGCAACCGATGAATTAATCAAAGATGTGTCTGCTGAAGAAGAAGGCGAAGCTGAAGAGAATGGCGAAGAAATGCCAGGAGAAGAAGGCGAAGAAGAGATCGAAGACAGAGTGGTTGATTTGGAAGATGCTTTGGATGAATTAAAAGCAGAATTCGAAAAAATGATGTCAGGCGACAAAGGCGAAGAAGGTGAAGAAGAGAAAGAAGAATCTCTAGAAGCACCGATCGAAATGCCAATGGAAGCAAAAAAAGAGAAAATGGATGAGTACAAGATCCAAAAATCTGCTGACAACTCTGACAAATCAGACAAATCTGCAAAATCACCAGTAAAAGATGCAGGAACTAAGATGGGCGACGGAGCAAAAAACATTGCTCAGGGCGGCGAAGAAAAAGGCCGATCAGCTCCAACTGCGGAAAAAATGGGTGAGTTTGAAAACACTGGCGGCAAGGACAAGTCAACTTCTTTCAAAAAAGAAGTGAAGGCTGACACTGCTGACCATTCAGACAAATCTGCAAAATCACCAGTTGCTAAGAAGTAATTGGATTTAAGGAGACAGTCGGATGTCATCATTGTATCTTAGAGAACAATTAACTTTTGATCAAGCCCGAGTACAGGTTTTACACGAAGGTAAAGACGGTAAAGATTTGTACATGAAGGGTATCTGTATTCAGGGTGGCATAAAGAATGCCAATCAAAGAGTTTATCCTGTGAATGAAATTCAAAAAGCAGTGAAAACACTCAATGATCAGATCACATCAGGTTATTCTGTTCTGGGAGAAGTGGATCATCCAGACGATTTAAAAATTAATTTGGACCGTGTGTCCCACATGATCACAGAAATGTGGATGGACGGTCCGAATGGATACGGCAAAATGAAGATTTTGCCAACACCTATGGGCAATCTTGTTTCAACGATGTTGGAATCAGGTGTGAAACTGGGCGTCAGCTCGCGAGGAAGTGGAAACATTTCCGAGTACGGCAACGGCGAAGTTTCAGACTTTGAGATCATCACGGTGGATATAGTCGCCCAACCTTCAGCACCGGGTGCTTACCCAACTGCGATTTACGAACATTTGTTGAACACAAAGGGCGGAACTAGAGCAATGGGATTGGCGGCTGAAGTTAGAAATGACAAGAAAGCACAAAAAGCCCTTAAAGAGGCACTAACCAACATAATAAAAGGACTGAAATAATATGTTCGACGCAATCAGCAAACTAGTTGAATCTGGCGTGATCGGGGAAGACACTCAAAAAGCCATCTCAGAAGCGTGGGAATCAAAAGTTAAAGAAAACAGAGAAGCAGTGGCGGCTGAACTCAGAGAAGAATTTGCAAAAAGATACGAGCACGACAAGGGAAACATGGTCGAGGCTATCGATCGAATGATGACAGACAAGTTGTCAGAAGAGATCAGCAAGTTCGTTGAGGACAGAAAAGCACTGGCTGTAGAGAAAGCTTCTTACAAGGAATCTGTAGGAGCTCACTCAGCAAAATTGGAAGAGTTTGTGTTAGGCAAACTTACTAATGAAATCAAAGAACTACACGATGACAGAAAATCTGTGTCTGAGAACTTTGCCAAACTTGAAGAGTTCGTGGTAAACGCACTTGCCAAGGAGATCAAAGAATTCAACGAAGACAAGAAATCTGTAATCGAAACCAAAGTAAAACTAGTGAAAGAAGCAAAAGCTCAATTGGCAAAATTGAAAGAATCTTTCATTAAGAAATCGGCTCAGGTTGTTGAACAGGCTGTCACTAAGAAATTAGGCGAAGAGATCGCTCAATTGAAAGAAGACATCACATCAGCTAGAGAAATTTCTTTTGGTAAACAAATTTTCGAAGCGTTCGCTTCAGAGTATCAGGCTTCTTACCTAAATGAGAAGTCAGAAACATCTAAACTGTTAAAAGTTGTGGATGAAACTACTTTGAAACTCAAAGACGCTGAGAAATCCATCGAAGAGGCAAAAGTGGTGATTGAATCCAAAGAGCGAGAAATTGCTAAAGTCAAGGATTTGATGGAACGCAAGGCAACGATGGCTGAGTTGCTCAAACCTTTGAGCAAAGACAAGGCAGAAGTGATGAGTCAGTTGTTAGAGTCAACTCAAACTGACAAATTAAAATCTGCATACGACAAGTATCTTCAAGCAGTGATGGAAGACGCTCCTGTGTCAAAAGCAAAGAAAATTATTTCTGAAGCTTCTGGCGACAAGGCAGGTGCTCCTCGATCAGAGCGAGATGATGCGGAATTGAGCAGTATCCGTGTATTAGCGGGTGTTGCTAAACTTAACAACTAAACAAAAAGGGAAAGATACAAATGAGTGAATTATTTGAATCAAAATGGGGCGAAACTAAAGCCGCATTGACTGAAGGTTTAGCGGGTAACAAGAAAAAGACTATGGACGTGATCTTAGAAAACACTAAGAGATACTTGTCAGAGTCTGCAACTGCTGGTGCTACATCTGCAGGTAACGTTGCTACGTTAAACAGAGTGATCCTTCCGGTGATCAGACGGGTTATGCCGACTGTTATCGCGAACGAGATCGTTGGTGTACAACCAATGACTGGTCCAGTTGGACAGATCCACACACTAAGAATCAGATATGCTGACTCTTCTAGCGGAACTACTACTACAACTGCTGGTGAAGAAGCATTATCTCCATTCAAGATTGCGGAAGCATATTCTGGAGACAACAGCTCAACTAAAGCGGCGGCTACTGCGGCATTAGAAGGAACTGCTGGAAAAAGATTAAGCATCCAAATCTTAAAACAAGCGGTTGAAGCTAAATCAAGAAAACTATCTGCTAGATGGACTTTTGAAGCGGCTCAAGACGCTCAAGCACAACAAGGTATCGATGTTGAAGCAGAAATCATGGCGGCATTAGCTCAAGAGATCACTGCTGAGATCGACCAAGAGATCATCGGTTCATTACAATCATTAGCAACTTCTAATGGTAACAATGAAACTTATGACCAAACTGCTGTGTCAGGAACTGCAACTTTCGTGGGTGATGAACACGCGGCACTTGCTATCTTGATCAACAGAGTTGCTAACGTTATCGCTCAGAGAACAAGAAGAGGCGCAGGAAACTACGCTGTTGTTTCTCCACAAGCATTAACTATCCTACAATCTGCTACAACTTCAGCGTTCGCAAGATCAACTGAAGGTACATTCGAAGCTCCATCAAACACTAAATTTGTTGGTACTTTGAACGCGGCGATGAGAGTATATGTTAACGCTTACGCGGCTGACGACTCTAACGTGCTAGTTGGCTACAAAGGTGCAAGTGAAGCAGACGCTCCAGCGTTCTACTGCCCTTACATTCCTTTAATGTCATCAGGCGTTGTGTTAGATCCAGCTACTTTTGAACCAGTAGTAGGCTTCTTAACAAGATATGGCTATGTTGAATTAAACAACACTGCGTCATCTCTTGGTAACGCGGCTGACTACTTAGGAACAGTAGCAATCAGTAACGTATCATTTAAATAATCCTAGATTATTTAGAACTAAAAAGGGTCGCTTCGGCGGCCCTTTTTTTTGGGCAAAAAATCAAATACTGCCAGTTAATGGCATTTTTTTCACGATCATACGATCCACACTCCAAATATGGAGTTTTTATTCACAGATGTTGTTTCTAAATATTTCTACGATGACACCCATGTCATCGGTACGAAAGGAAATCCATAACATGGAAATTCTAAATAAAGTAAAAGCATGGGCTTCAGCACTGGCAGATCTTGGTGTGACCATGCTCGCCCTTGGGATCGTTCTCGAGGTGTTGTTCAAAGGACAGGCGATACCGTTCTTTCCAATGACCAACGTGATCGGAAACATCACAGGAATTGTTAAAACTTTTTCCGCTGACGGACTAGTGGGCCTCGTGGCCATCTTTGTTTTGTACAGCATCTACAAAAAGAAATAACAACGATGTAAACTGGGGGCGGTGTCTGTACAGCATCGCCCTTTATAACTCAATAAAATATTTTACCAACCCACGATAAATAACAGCAGTTCAAACAGTGCTTCACAATGGTGTGAAGACTTATGCGGAAATAAACCACCGCGT